CACTTCGGTCTAGTTGGTTTTCTTTTTCAGGAATAGGAGATTTAATATAAGGTTGATTACTGCTCCCACCACCTATTCTATCTCTTCCATACCGTAAAGATTTTAGGTCTGTATTTCGGCTTATTAAAGCGGCCATTTAATATTACTTATTACCTGTAAGATCCTGTGCTCTAGGAGTTTCAACAACATAATTCTGGTATTGTCCTTTAGAAAAAGTATTATTTACTTGAATTACATCTTTTACTAGAGTGGCTGTTGGTCTAGTACCTCTTAAAGGAGTTAGTACTGTACCATCTTTTTTTAATTTATCTAATAGTGCCATTGTATGTGGGGTTTAATTTATTATAAATATTAAATATTATTGAACTTGATAGCTATATTTTGCGGTAGCTGTGTAAAAGGCATCTGTTCCTATTTGGAATACTGAGGGTTGATTTATTAATCTTTCTAATAATTGGTTGGTACGTTTTGTTTCAGTATTATCTGATCCTTGATTTATATTAGGAGATACAGCTAATCCATCACCTTTAGCAGTAATTGCAGTAGCCCCATAACTGTCTGTAATTGTAAATGGACCTCTATCTGGGGAAGCTATACCATCTTGTACTGATTGAGTAGCTAATATACCTGCTCCTATTCCTCCTCCTGCTAATAGTCCAATAAGAGCACCTATAGGTCCTCCTATTAAAAATCCAGCAGCTGCTCCTATTAAAGCAGTTATTATTACTGAAGTAGCTTGTAGAATACTATTTAATTTTGTTACAGCCGATGCTAATTGTTCTTGAACAGATAAAGCACTAGCATTTTCTTTCATAGCTTCAGCATCTATATTTAATCCCTCTTTTTTCTGAGAATTAATAGCAGATTGTTTTTCTAGAGTAGTAGCTAATTGGTCTGTGGTCATACCAACTGCTTTAGCAAGAGCATCTTGTTGTAAGACATTCATACTTTGCAATTCCTCTAAACTTCCTGCTTGTTCTACTAAAGCAGCAACAGCTTCATCACTTTTACCTTGTAATGCAAGAAGTCGAGCTTGTTCTAGATTTAAATCTCTGCCTATTAATAATTCTGCTTCTAATTCTTTAGTAATTGAATCTTCAAAATCTAAAAGAGAACCAGCTATACCAGCTATATCCTTCATTTCAACTCCTAATGCTTTAGCATTAGCTACTGCCTTTACTAATCCATCAGGTGTTCGCATTAAGTTAGCTCTTAATTGACCTGTTGTTTTATTAGCAATCTCTAAAACATTATTAAAACTTAATTGTACTCCTGTTTGGTTTTGAATATTTGCTACAGTTTGTGCAGATATTGATTCTAATTCTTCAGCACTTACTCCAGTAGCTAGTACTTGTTGAGCAAATCCTGCTGCGGCTTCAGCTGATAATTTATTTCTTGATATTAACTGGTTAGTTTTAAGAAGTAGGTCATCCTGGTATACAGTTTGAATACCTAATTGATCATTAATAGCTTGGTTAGCAGCTGTTAAGCTTTCTACATTAGCTGTAACATCACCAGAAGTTAAAGCGGTAGAAGCAAATTGATCATTTAATTTTCTAGCCTCATTAAAAGATAACCCAAAATTTCTTCTTATGTTCGCTATATTTTCATCTGCTTTTTTAGCAGCTTCAAATAATTTCATTAAACCTACAACTAGCAAATCAGTAGGCGAAATAGCGGCTTTTATATTAGTTGCTATGTTTTTAAATGCTTTACCAGTATTAATTGTTTTTGTGTCAAGATCAACTGAATCTCGTATAGCACCCTTTAGATTTAGTTTCTGTGCTAAATCTCCAAATCCTGTTTTTTTAAGTAAACCTTCTATTCCTCTTATGGAATTTGCAAAAACCCCTCCAGATTGACTTATTGCTTCTTCTTGTTCAGCTCTTTGTTTTGCTAATTCAACTAATTCTTTACTTCTTTCTATTATATCATTAAGGGAGGCAATTTCCTTTTCATTAATATCTTCTCTTATTTGTAATTCTTCTACTTTAGATATTAATATATTTCTATTTTGAATGGCTTGTTTTTCAAGAGTTCTAAGTTCTTTTGCACTAAGAACTCCTCCTTCTTTATCATTAGATAAAAGTTTATCACTGATAGATCTTAATGAGCGAGCTTTAGAAAGAGCAACATTACGAGTATCATTAGTTTTTCCTAAATCTGCTAAATTTCCACTGATAATACCGCTAATGCTTTCAAAAGCACCTTCTTCTTGCTTTAAGAGTTCTAATTGTTCTCTTAAAAGTCTATTTTCTTCTTCAAGTTGAATTTTTTTACTATTAGCCATAATTCAAGTATATGTTATAAATATTATTTATAACTAGTTTTTTGCTTAAATTGGGGAGGGGTAATTTTGCCTGTGGGATCAATAACAGTTTGTTGATTTGGATTTTTTCTAGATTGTTCTATAGCTTGTTTTTCTTTTTCATAATATTCATTTAATTTATGAAAAGTAAATTTCCTAAGCCATATAGGCATATTATAGATTGTTTCCCAATTATATCCTCCTCTTCCATGAAATACAATTTCATGAATTTGGGTAAATACATTTTTTCGATACTCTGGAGCGGTATTAATCGTTAGGCCAAAAAAATCCAAGCCCAATTGGTATATCGATTCGAGTTGGGCTTCCTTCGGGAAAAAAAGTTAGATCTACATCGGGTTGGATCTCTCTTACATGGTTTCTAAAAGCTTTAGCATCTCGAGCTAGTAAATAATTATCTACAAACTCGCGAATAAACTTTCTATCTTCATCTCCATCTCCTGATAAGATGGTGTATTTTAAACGGGTTGTGATATCTGGGGAAGAATTAGGATTAATTTTTTTCAGTCCTGAAAGTTCATTTTTTATAGACGCTTCGTCTCTATGAGTAAGAATTTTAAATTCAATATTAGTACCTGTAGAAGGTAAAGTATATGAAAATCTATTTATACCTCTAGTGTATAAAGATTCATCTAAAGGTTTATTTTCTATCTTAGATAAGTCTACAGTATATTCTCTACCAGAGATAGAAAAATTATAATCTTTACCATATCCTAAAATACGAGCAGCTACTAAAATAGCATTTTTATCTCCAATTAACAAATCATCATAGTTAATTTTGGATACAATTAAAGACTTAAATAATTTGTCAAAAACTGTGCCATCAGAAATATAGGATTGGTTAGTTAAGATATCCTCTTCTTTAGCGGTCATGTATTTCATTTCAATAGTACCACTAGCAAGTGGATTGTCGGAAGGATACAATAAGCCTTTAGAGGGTAATTCAATTGTTTCGGTAGGTAACTTAAATTCGGCCATATACTTATTTTAAAATAACTTTTGTTCTATGATAAATATGAAGATAAGAAAAAGCTTGACAAAAGCCAAGCTATTTTTCTTAATTTATGTATGTATTTTATACTAGTCTAATTTGTATAAAGCTTCCACTTCTATATAGACCACCTAATGGGACACCACCAGATGCTGCTGCTGTATCGTTTGCAAAGTTTAAAGAAGCAGATACTTGAGGTAAAACTGTAAAACCATTAATATTTGCACTTCCGGTTACTAAAAGTGAACTTCCTGTAATACTTCCTGAGATGTTAGTATTTCCACTAAAGTATGTATTACTTGAACTAACTAATAATTGACTAGTATTTGCGGTAATTGAATATTCATTAGAAGTAGTAATAGTTCCAAATCCAGTTAATTTTAAACTTGCTAATCCTTCTCTTGCGGTTAAAGGGTTACTAGCGCTAGTAAATGTACCTCCAACTAAAACATTATCGTTTGGTAGAAGTGTTACAGAGTTAACACTTCCAGTGTTTAATCTATATGTAGAAGCAAGTCCATCACTACTCCAATTACTTACTTGGCCACCAGTACTTTGATTTACTATTACAAATCTGTTAGCGGATTGGAGAGTGTATCCAGGAATACCAATTGTAGTAAAACTACCACCTAATAAGATTTTATCACCATCATAAAAATCAAAATCATTTACATACTGAGTTCCTGGATTATTTTGGTCTGAACCTGTTATATATGTTCTAAATCCACTATCAAATGCACCACGACCATTTCCTGCATCATCAGTTGTTAATCTTGCAAATCCAGCATTCCTAACATTTGGTCCTGTTAAGGTATCTTTAAATCTACCAGCGATATATACATAACCATTATCACCTTCAGAATAGGCATCAGTTACTTTAATTTTTTTAATTCTATCTAAACCACCCCCAGCAGATATGTTTAAATTAGTTCCAGCAAATCCAGTATCTAAACTGCCACTAGGGTTAAGTTTTGCAATGTAGTCATAATCAGCTGATGTATTCCATTGAGTAAAATTACCCCCAACCAATATAGCTTCTCCAGAACCACTAGGTAGTAATGCAACTGAGTAAAATGTATCATTAGTGAATCCAGTTGAGTCAGGTACACTTAATGAAGCATCTATAGTACCATCAGTTTGTAATCTTTTTATACCACCATCAAAATTACCAACAACAACTATTTTATTATCACTTTGTATTACAACATCCCTAACTTCAGAAAAAGTAGTAAATCCTGGGTTTGAGAGTCCAGTATCTATTGTACCATTAGCATTTAATCTAGCAACTCCTGTTCTTGAATTACTTTGTACTGAACTAAAGCTTCCTACTATAATTATTTTATTGTCTGATTGGGTTACAAAATTATTTATATATTGTGATGTTGCGCTAATACCACCACCAACAGATGTTGCTGTAAATGAAGTATCTATTGAACCATTTGAGTTTAATCTTGCTATATCATTAGTAGTATGCCCATCAATACTCTCAAATCTTCCTGCAACTAATACCTTTCCATCATTTAATACTAATGTTTTGTAAATTATTGGAGTTTGAGAACCAGATAAATCTAGGTTAAATTCACTATTAAGTGCGAGAACAGTTGAAGTAGAAGTTGCATCTAATTCAAATCCATCCGCATTAATACTTCCACTAACATCTATGCTTCCACTTTGAATAGTTGAACCGCTTATAGTTAATGAACCTGTTACTTGAAATTGACTACCAGAAGCAAACACTAAGTTGCTTCTAGAACCATTAGATATTCCATTTCCTATAATAAAGGATGAAGGAGAAGAAATTGCAATATTGTATGCTCCTTGTGCATGGGAATAACTTCCAGATGCTATTGTACCTAATCCTTCAGCATGGGAATAATTTCCAGAAGCTGTAGTATAATAACCTTCGGCGTGAGAAGAATTTCCACTGGCACGAGTATTTTCTCCTTCGGAATGAGCTCCTGCTCCTGCAAAAGTTGCAAATCCTTCAGCATGTGAAGCATCTCCAGAAGCTGTAGTATAATTACCTTCAGCATGTGAATAGTCTCCAATTGCCCAGCTACCAAAACCTTCAGCGTGAGATGCTATACCAGAGGCTCTTGTTTCTGCACCTTCAGCATGTGAACCTGTACCTGATGCTGTTCCTCCTTTATATATTGTGCTATCACCTAATCCAAAAATACCACCTTCAGCATGAGAATATTCTCCTGATGCAGTACTAGCTAAACCATATGCTCTGCTAAGTTTTCCGCTTGCGAGTGTGTATAATCCTTGAGATATTGAGCCACTTATATTTAAAGATCCTGTAATTGATTGATTATTTTTAAATTGGTTAGATCCGGTTGTAGCAAATGAACCGGTTGCAATTGGGGTAACACCTGGGATACCTGTTAATCCACTACCATCCCCAACAAATGATCCTGTAAATGAGGAACCAGTTATTCCACCTGTAAATATTGCGCTCCCCGATACATTTAAAGATCCTGTAATTGATTGATTGCTTTTAAATTGGTTAGATCCTGTAGTAGCAAATGAACCTGTATTGGGAGTTAATCCTTCCAAATAGGTAAAGTTTCCATCCATTTCATTAAAGGTCAATTGCGAGCCTTTTACATTTCTTAATACTAATGGCATATTATTTTTTAGTTATAGTTTTTATTACACATACCCATCTTCAACATATCCTGCTGCTACATAAAGCAAGTCTGGAAGTGGAACTTTAGATATTGAATTAGCGACAGGAGAAAACATTGAAGAAGGAATTCTTACTGGAAAAGGTGATATAGCATTAAGGTATTTCACTGGAGACTTAGGACTAAAAGCTGAATAAGTAGCTTGTTTAATTAACCCATCCTCATTCTCTATACTAACTTTTATAGGTGGTTTTCTTTCCAAACTCATGTTGTAATTTTGTTATAAATATATAAAAAAACCTACCCTAGTAATAGGGTAGGTTAAAAAATTTATATAAAAAATTTAATTAGAAGTTAAGTACACAGTAATCTGGTTGAACTGTCATTGTAATGTTAACAGCCGCACTTTCGTTATCCCAACTATATTCACCAAAGTTAGCATCAGTAATTAATGCACCCTTGATAATCCACTCAGATACTACATCTCCAACTGGGCCTAGCACGTTGAATGTTAAGTCTTTCTTATAGAAATCAGAGTATCCATCTCTACCAGTTACAGATTCGTGGTGTAATCTAACCCACTCCATTACTGCTTGTGCACCGGAAGGAGTGATTGGATCAAATAGGGTGAATTGGATAGGACCCCAAGTAGATTTACCTTTAACATAACGTTCTACGTTAATGTGGTTGAGTTTTACTGTTCCTTGGGTTAATGTTACCGCTCCCATACCTTTTACGGTATAGGAGGGTATGCCATCTATATACATTATAAATCTATTCTGCTGCTTTGGTTCAAAAGCTGTGAAGAATATTTCGTTTGGATCTAATACTGCCATGTTTTTTATAAGTTATGGTTTGTTTCTATTAATGTCAATAATACATATTATAAGAAAAAAGGAAAATATAAATTAATTATAAATCCATTTGTAGCCGTATGCAGTTTTAGATATACCTGTTAAACAACAACTTATGTTACTTCGTTTAAATTTAGGATTAGAATTTGCAGCTTCTTCAATACTATTAAATATTTGAATAGTGTTATTTTCTTTATCTAGTTGTATTATGGGTTTGTATTTTTTTTCGAGGAAAGATTGTGGTTGTTTTTTTCCCAATTTTCCCAATCTTATTTTTTCTACATGATCAGAAGATAAGGATTTTCCAGTTTTTATTTGACTAATTTTTTCACCAAATCCTTTAGGTTTAGATCTACCTATATTAGCTTGCCTTAATTTCTCTCTTCGAGTAGGATGATTGCTTATTTTTTCTCTTGTTTCTTTAGAGATGTGTTTTCCAGTATTTCCTCTTCCTATTTTTTTAGTTACGTAATTATATTTTTCGGTGTTTAAATCCTTATTATACCACCCAGATGTTTGACTTCTTATATTGTAAAATTCTTTAGATTTAACAGCATCAAAAAAACTAATCCAATATTCTTCGCGCTCACCTAAATTTTCTTGAATGCAATATTCTAAAATTTCTTTTTTGAAATTTTCTCTACCATGGATTTTGATATCTTCTAACAATAGAGCACCAGAACCCAAATATTCAGGGTTATTGTGTGAATCTTTCCCTATATATTTTTTACCATTTATTAAATTTCTTGTTATATAAATTACCATAAAAATATCCTCCTGCTTTATTATAAATATTGCAGGAGGATAAAATTTTAACGTTTTACCAAAAGAAGCTTAAAACGTAATATTAACTAAAAACTGCACCAGTTGGCAACACGTTAAAATCCAACACAATGAATTCAGCAGTACGAGTTGGTTGTAGGAATATTTGACCTACTAACTCGTTTCTATCTACCACATCTGCTGTATTGTTGGTTTCATCCATTACTACTTTAAATGCATA